CCGGCCATACCAGCCCATCGGTCAATGACACTTACGCATCGATGGCGTCAGCTTACTACGCAGTGCGTGCAGCGCAGCTGGGCGTAAGCCCTAAAGCTTTATATGAACAGAACCCGCTCACTGTTTCAGGTGCACGCATGGCGAGTGATAGTCTGGATCAAGCGAACGCACAAATTGAGACCCCTCAGTTTAAAGAGTGGTTCGGGGATAGTAAGGTGGTTGATAAAGAGGGTAAGCCTCGCATTTTATATCACGGGACTACGGGGGATTTTAACGCCTTTGATCCTACTATGTCAGATACTCAAGCCAAGACAGGCGCACCGGAAGGTACTTTTTTCTTTACCGATACCCCCGCCATAGCGGAAAGTTACACCGTAGACTACGCGGGCGAATGGACGACCTCATATAAAGACGGCGGTAAAATCATGCCTTCTTTTGTGAGCTTAAAAAACCCTAAGATTATCGACGCGAAGTACGACCACTGGAATGAAATAAAATATAAGGGTAATTTTGTTACTATCAACGATATTGCTGCGGACATAAAAGCGCAAGGTAAGCACGACGGCCTTATCGTACGCAATGTCAAAGACTACGGCAAAAGAATAAGCGGAGCTACGGGCGGGGGCGATACTATTATCGCTTTTCACCCGGAGCAAATTAAATCGGCGGTAGGTAACAACGGCAACTTCAACCCGAACGATCCTAATATCCTGCACCAAAGCACGACGCTTCAACAACTCAAAGAATCTGCTTTTAGCTATGCCGAAGCTAATTTCAAAAACAAAACTTTTATAAATGGGTCTGATAACACGTCGATTCTTGTCGGTAAGCAAGGTCTTAAAAAAGCTACTTCGGGAAATGTATCGAAGGTTAGCGCGATAGCACTTTCAAAGTTAGACCAGCTTTTAAGCAAAGCTACTTTTGTACGCACCGAAGCCGATAGAAAAAAAAGAGATAACATTAAAGAAGTACGCTTTTACCAGCAACGTGTTAGCTTTGAAGGCGACGAGTCTCTATTAGAGCTTGTAGTTCGGGTAGCGAATGACGGTAATAGATACTACGATCATTTTGAAGTGATGGGGGGAACCCCCGCGCCTGAGGAGGGCAAGCTCGATTCAGGAAGTTTAGCGGGGGTAGTGTCATTAGATGACAGTCCTATTTTCACCCAAGGGGATAGCAATGTCAATATGGGCGAATTTAATCAAGCTGCCTTCCATGGCTCCCCTTTTCACTTTGACAAGTTTAGCCTAGAACATTTAGGTAACGGCGAAGGCGCGCAAGCGTACGGCTGGGGCTTGTACTTTGCTGGGGATAAAAGTGTCGCAGAGTGGTATCGCGCAAACTTATCGGGGGAAACAAGCGGCAAAGTAATCGGCTATTCTAGCGCACTGTCAGATAGCCAAGCCCTTGCCTTAAAAGTCCTTAACCAAAAAATACTGGGGTACTCGATTCCTTACAAAGAGGAAGGATTATTTCCTTCTGAAATTTATGATCAAGTAGTTGCTAGAACAGAAGCTGAGAATAAATGGGCGACAGAGTATCCACAAAAGAACCCGGATAAGGCTTCTCAGTTCATTGAAGACACTCGCCTTAGAACTGAAAATGACTTGAAACTTCTAAGCGAGATAGATCCTGCTAATCTCACTGAAAACAAAGGCCAACTTTATAAAGTAGAAATCCCTGAAGACGATAGCTATTTGCTCTGGGATAAGCCTTTGAGTGAGCAAAGTGACGGCGTAAAGGCAGCTATTCAAGCCGTCATAGCCGAGTATGAAGACTTAGGCCTCGCAAGCGATCTCAAGGACTCCTATAATCAGAATGAGACGGGCGAATCATTCTATCGCCTACTATCTAGCACAGTGGGTAACGACAAAAATGCTTCACGGGACTTAAATAGAAACGGGGTAAGCGGGGTAAAATTTCTAGACGGTACCAGTCGCAATCAAAACCTAACTCAGTTAGAAGCCAAGGTAAGAGTCGCTGAGAAGCGCCTAGCCGCAGCAAAAGAGGCTAAGGACAAAGCTCTTGTAGAGACATGGGAGACCAACCTAGCCGAAGCGAAAAAAGCACTTGCCGATGTTTCGTTCAACTATGTCGTATTTGACGATAACGCCGTGCATATTGTCGACACTTTTTACCAGGCTAAGAACCAAGTTAACCGAGGCGCATATAGCCCAAGCGAGAACACGATCACCCTGCTAAAAAATGCAGACCTATCGACATTCTTGCATGAACTTGGCCACGCCTTCTTATCCATGGACTCGCAGCTTGCCGGGCAGGTATTAGCGCGCGGTGAAACGACCGACGGCGAGAAGCAAATACTTGCCGACATGAAGACCCTGCTCGACTGGTTCGGCATCGAGGGCGAACTGCCGGAGCAACTTGCAGCATGGAACGCGATGTCGGTTGAAGAGCAACGTGCAAGCCACGAGAAAATGGCGGAGGCTTTCGAGGCCTACCTATTTGAAGGCAAAGCCCCGAGCCTAGACCTGCAACCAATCTTTCAGCGCTTCCGCGCCTGGCTAACTAATGTCTATCGCAACTTGTCAAAATACTTGTCTGACGCTGGCGAGACCCTTACTCCCGAAGTTCGTGCGGTATTTGATGGCATGCTGGCAACGGCAGACCAAATAAAAACTGCGCAGCAAGCGCGTGGTATCGCTCCGCTATTTCAAAGCGCTGACGAGGCCGGCATGACGCCAGAAGCGTTCGCAAAATATCAGCAGGACAGCGTCACCAGTAGCCAAGATGCAATCTCCGCACTTGAAGCCCGCAGCCTTAAAGACATGACGTGGACTTCACGACTCAAAGAGCGCACAGTCACCCGCTTGAATAAAGAAGCACTGGCCATTCGCAAAGAGGTACGCAAGCAAGTCGAGGTCGAGATAGATCAAGAGCCGGTATATTCTGCAATGCGCTTCTTGAAACGCGGCGAAACCACCGGCCCTAACGGTGAACAGATTAAGGCCGAAGCTGGCCATCGTCTATCAATCGCGGGGCTAGAAGAGCTTTACCCAGCGGGTGAACTCAGTAACCATCCAGACTGGAAGCGTTTAGGCTACGGCGGCTTTGGTATGCTATCCGCTGACGGCTTGCATCCTGATCTAGTCGCGCAGATGTTTGGCTTCGCTTCGGGCGATGACATGGTGCGCACATTGCTAGATGCGCAACCCCGCAACATGGTCGTCGATGCCGTGACGGATCAGCGCATGCTAGAACAACACGGCGAACTTTCAAGCCCTGACGCCATCAGCAAGGCCGCGGACGAAGTGATCCATAACGATGTACGCACCCGCGTGATCGCTACCGAGCTGGCAGGCTTGCAGAAAGTGCTAGGCTCTGCCCTTGCACTCTCACGTATGGCCAAGGATTACGCCCGCCAAGTGGTAGGCAAAACCAAAGTCAAAGATTTGCGCCCGAACAAGTTCGCCTCGGACGCTGCGAAGGCGGGCAAACTTGCTGACGCTGCCATGCGCAAAGGCAATCGTGAAGAGGCCGTGACGCAGAAGCGCAACCAACTGGTAAACCATACCACGACCAAAGCCGCGTATGAAGCGGCGGCAGAAGTGAAGAAAATCGTCGCGCAGTTCCGTAAGATTGCCGCGGCCAAGACCGATACTTTGAAGACAACCCACAACCTTGACCTAGTCAATGCCGCTCGCGCGGTATTGGCTGAGTATGGCGTAGGGCCACGTGCGCAGAATGCTCGCGAATATATCGACCTAGTCAAAGCCTACGATCCTGAATTGTACGCCGCGCTTGAGCCTGACATTATGATGGCCCAGCAGAATGCAAAAGAGATCAAAGAACTGACGATCGATGAATTGCGCGCACTACGTGACCAGATAGAAAGCCTTTGGTATTTAGCTCGGCGCGAGCAACAAGTCGAGATTGACGGCAAGATGATGGCGCGTGAAGAAGTGGTCAATCAATTAAGTGAAAGACTAGACACACTCGGCCTGCCATTGACTGTACCAGGTGAAGGCAAAGCGGTCACAGAAGCCGACAAACGCAAGCGGTACATTCAAGGTTTGCGTGCCTCACTTCGCCGAGTCGAAGCTTGGGTAGGACGCATGGATAGTGGCAATCGTCGCGGAGCCTTCCGCAACTTTATTTTCACGCCTATATCAGAAGCTGCCGACAGATACCGTACCGATGCCACCAAGCATATTGCCAAATTCCGTGATCTACTGAAAAGCATTGAGTCATCCTTGCGCCCTGGGCGCATTGCAGCCCCTGAATTGAAGTACACCTTCGGCCACTCTAAAGGTGACGCGGGCATGGCTGAATTACTGCATGCCATTTTGCATACAGGCAACGAGAGCAACAAGCGCAAACTACTACTTGGCCGTGGCTGGGCGACTGAGCTGGAAGACAAAAGCCTAGACACAACGAAATGGGATAGCTTCGTTAAGCGCATGATCGATGAAGGCCGCCTGAATAAATCGCACTTTGATTTTGCCCAGGGCGTATGGGATTTATTAGAAGAGACCAAGCCACTTGCGCAGAAAACGCACCGCGAAGTGTTCGGGCGCTACTTTGCCGAAGTCACCGCGGACAGTTTTACCAATCAATTTGGCACTTATCGCGGCGGCTATGTACCAGCGATCACCGACACTTTCGAAGTGCAAGATGCGGCAATCAATGCCGCTATGGATGAAGCCAACGCAGGTAACGCCTATATGTTCCCGGCTACCAGTCGCGGCTTTACGAAGTCACGGGTCGAGTACAACCGACCATTGGCTCTTGATCTGCGCTTGCTGCCTGCTCACTTGGATAAGGTTCTACTATTCGCGCACATGGAGCGCCACGTGCGCGATGTGCAACGTGTACTTAGAAAGATGCAAGGTAAACTCAATCGCTATGATCCGGTTGCCTATACCGATTTGCTTCTACCTTGGTTAAATCGTGCGGCCAAGCAAATTGTTATGACTCCGAGCGCAGGCACGGCAGGACGTGCAATGGATAAGTTCTTGTCGACTATGCGCTCACGTGCTGGTATGGCCACCATGTTTGCCAACTTGACCAATGCTTTGCAGCAAATTACCGGCTTCAGTATCACGTTGCTAAAAGTACAGCCTACGCACTTACGCCAGGCAATGGTCACTTATATCAAATCGCCGGGTGATATGGCCAAGGCTGCCGCGGCTTTGTCTCCTTTCATGTCAGAACGCTTGGACGGACAAACCTTCCATTTGAAGGGCGAGATAGAAGACATGTTACTTAACCCTGACAAGTTTGATCAGGTTAAGAACTGGACACAGAAGCACGCCTATATTCTGCAATCCATGTTTCAAAACGTGGTCGATACCGTGTCTTGGTCGGCAGCTTATAACCAATCTCTTGCGAGCGGGGCAAGTGAGCCCGAGGCAATACGCGATGCCAATGCAGTAGTGCGCGAAACTCAAGGCTCGTTGCAACCGGAAGACATCTCAGCATTTGAAGCCGGTAGCGCATGGAAGCGTGCCTTTACTCAGTTCGCTAGTTATTTCAATATGCAAGCCAACGTCATGGGCACTGAGTTCGCTACCATTTCGCAAGACCTAGGATTTAGAAAAGGCGCAGGTAAAGCTTTTTATGTATTCCTGTTCGGCTTCTTGATTCCGTGCTGGGTATCGGAGGCCATTGTCCGTGGTATGAAAGGCGGCGGAGGTGACGGCGATGACGAGTACCTAGACGAATGGCTTTCATTCATATTCGGTGCACCATTACGCAACGCAACGGCGATGATCCCGATCGCTGGCCCGATTGCAAATCGTGCCGCAGCTGGCTTCACTCCGCAACAATACGATGATCGTATGGCAACAGCTCCGGCAATCAGTGCACTAGAGTCGGCAGCCAATGCGCCTGCCAGTGTGTACAAGGCAATGTTTGAAGACGGTCGCATCAAGCCCGCTATTAAAGACACTCTCACGTTGGTATCGATGCTGACAGGCGTACCAGTAAGCGTGCTCGGTAAACCTTTAGGCTACATGGCGGATATAGAACAAGGTAAAGTAGTACCTACCGGACCAGTTGACGCAGCCCGCGGATTAGTTTCAGGAGTAGCAAGTACAGACAGCAAGCGGTAACGGTCGGATGCTGCGCATCTTTTAAGCGAGAATTAGCCAACTTAAAAGGAGCGCAGCATGTCTGTATCCAACACCACCAGTAAAGCCGGTCCATATAGCGCAAATGGCGCACAAACTGTATTCCCTTTTGGCTTCAAAGCATTTAGTAAAAACGACCTGCGGGTAGTATTAACCGATGTAGTAGCCGTTGAAAGCGACTTGACCGTTGACTCTGATTTTACCGTTACTCTAAATCCTGATCAAAACGCTTCACCTGGGGGGAGTATCACCACGTCAGCGACGTATGCGGTTGGCTACTTGATAACCGTCGTCAGCGATTTAACCCCCGACCAATTAGTAAGCTTAACTAACTTTCGCCCTGACGTAATTGAAAAGGCATTTGATAAGCTCACGCTTCTGGTACAACAACTATTTGAGCAAACCTCGCGCTCTGTGAAAACCGCAGTGTCATCCACAACAACCGCTGATAGCTTACTTACATCTATTGCTGCCAGTGTTTCAGTAGCAAGCGCAAGCGCGACCGCGGCCAGTGGTAGTGCAACCGCGGCGAGCAATAGTGCAATAGCATCAAATGCGTCAGCAATTGCAAGCGCCTCGAGCGCGGCAGACGCTGCCGCATCCGCCGCATCAATAACCCCATTAGCGACTCAGACCCATGCAGCAACCTCTAAGGCTGCCCCAGTGGACGCGGATGAAATACCCCTTGTGGATAGCGCCGCAGCTTTTGGTATTAAAAAATTAACGTGGGCAAATCTTAAAGCTACGGTAAAAACCTACTTTGATTCGTTTTACGCGCTGAAAGGCTCTAACTCTGATATTACAGCGCTTACCGGATTGACAGGTGAATCAACAATTAAAGGCGTTGCTTTATTCGGCTACGGAACCGGAGCGGGGGGTACAGTAACCCAAGCAACTTCAAAGACTACAACCGTTACCATCAACAAACCGACGGGGCAAATCACAATGAATGCTGCAGCTTTAGCTGCGGGAGCTACGATTACCTTCCAAGTAAATAATTCCCTAGTAGGCAATGCGGACGTTGTATTTATATCTATGACGACAGCGTTTTCGGGTACCGCCTATAATTTTTGGACTAATGTGGGAGGTGGTTTATTTTTCGTAACAATTAAAAATATATCAGCAGGCTCTCTATCCGATGCCTTAATCCTTAATTTCACTGTAATCAAAGGAGCAACCTCTTAATGGCCTATCTAGCAGCTGTAACGCACGACATTAAATCTAATACTTTAGAAGCTACTTGGCTTGAAGAAGTGACAGACCAAGACGGAACTGTTATCGAATTAAAACGTGTTAAATCTCGTAACTACTCCGCAGATCAAAAAGCCGAATTTGATGCTGACACTGGCACAACAAAATACAGCGAATTGGCAGACTGGTAATGTACTACTTACTTTGGGTTATCTTAATCATTCCGTCCCTCGCACTTACGTTAATTTGCTGGGTTACTAACCCTATTGTTTGCCTTTTTGTTCGAACCGAAATGCGGACAGACTATGTAAAAAGGCTAAATATTTATGGGACTTTACCTAGAATCTATTTGTGGTGTTTATTCAGCGGCTGGCAAACTCACGATAACGCAGTGGACGAAGGCTGGTGGGGTATGTACCCCATCCCCTTTATCAAAGACAAAAATCAACAAGACTACGACGACTCTGCACTGATTAGATATTGGTGTAGGGTCTGGTGGCTCTCTCGTAATACCGCTTACACATTTAGCTATTGGTTTTTTAGCATTCCTTTGGGTAAGGGTTTTCAACTTAAAGGCCAGACGCGCAGCCTATTTGGATATTACAACGACTACAACATCGGGTGGAAAAGCCACAAAGGGTTTAACCGTTTAGATTATGCCGCACGTGTATTTGGGTTGCGAAAAGAAAAAGTGGAAGGTTAGCCGTGGTTATCTTTGATGATGAATGGGACGGCGTAGAGCGCCGTAAAGAAATGCGACACATTGCCGAAATGATCGGGGATATTAAAACGTCAATTGAAGAAATCAATAAGGCATTCCCCGACGGCACCATCGAACACCGCAAAGCACATGAAGCAATGATCAACGCAGCAAAAGCCCAGCAAGCTTTTTGGGACGATCTAAAACTTGATATTGCTAAGAAGGGTGTTTGGGGATTGCTGATAATTATTATAGGTCTGGTATTGGTGGGGTTATCCGCCAAGCTCGGCCTAGGTTCTGTTAAGTAAGGATGGAGTATAAAAATGAATGTATTCGAAACGATGTTTGACCGTTTGATGGGTAACGAGGGCGGGTATGTCAACGATCCTAAAGACCCTGGTGGAGAAACAAACTGGGGTATTTCTAAACGCAGCTACCCAAATCTTGATATTAAAAACCTCACGCGCCTGCAGGCGCGAGATATTTACTATAAAGATTTTTGGCTGGCTATTGATGGTGAAAATAATTACGACGGCGTGGCTTTTCAGTTGTTTGACTTCGCAGTAAATAGCGGCATTCAAACTGCTATCCGCGCTTACCAGCGAGCTTTGGGTGTAGCAGATGATGGACACTTCGGGCCTTACTCAAAAGCAGCCGCAAAGAGCTTTCCTGAATGGCAGCAGATCATGCGCCTTCTAGCCGAGCGTTTAGATTTTATGCGTAAGCTCAAAGCCTGGCCGAATTTTGGTAGCGGATGGGCAGGTCGAATTGCTGCCGATCTGCGTTACGGCGCATTAGATACTTAGGAGATCACCATGGATTGGAAACAGATTATCGGAACAGTAGCCCCTTGGATTGGCACTGCCTTAGGCGGACCGCTAGGCGGCCTTGCAGTAGGCGCAGTAGCAGATGCGCTGGGCATATCAGACAAGACCGAGGCATCGATCAAGCAGGCATTATCAGGCGTAACACCGGAGCAAATGCTTGCACTTAAAAACGCAGACCAGGCATTCGCAGTTAAGATGCAAGAGCTGGGTTTTAGCCACATTGAGAAGTTGGCCGAGTTAGAAGTCGCAGACAGAACAAGCGCACGCGATCGAGAAGTCAAGACCGGCGATCATACAAACCGTAACCTAGCTTATGCTTACACAATTGGGTATTTCGTGATCATTGGGATTGTCATAGTGAACGGTATTGATCCCGCCGTAAAGGAGTTGGTAAACGCACTTTTAGGAATGCTGTCAGCTGCGCTAATCGGGATCAATTCTTACTACTTTGGCAGCTCTTCAGGCAGTGCCGCAAAGACTCAACTAATGGCTGAAGCAGCGCAGAAAACTGGGGCATAGCAACAATCTCCTACTAGCAAAAACAACGACTTACAAATTTGTACAAAAATATTTATGACCCATTTTGCAAATTGCAACCTTTTGATTTAGTTTAATAATATCGCTTCGCGGGTACACGTCTACGAACCAAGGGGTCAGGAGTTCGAATCTCTTCGGGCGCACCAGTTAGCAAGGCTCACAGCGATGTGAGCCTTTTCTTTTGGGTCATAGATATAGCTTTGGGTCATAGAATTTAGAGCCAGTGGAAAAGAGGGCCGTCCAAAGTGTCCTCAATCGCATACGATTGGCCCCCTTCACCAACTATAAAAGGGACGCCTAAGATTGTATTAGCATGTGCAGGAACTCCTGCACCCTCAAAGCTTTTTCGCAAATCGTGGTAGTCCCGATCCTCCAAAACTAAGAGCACAATTCTCTTAGTTGTTATCGTAATCATTTCTATGCTTTTATAAATGCTATTCATTTCATTGGTCTCACGACTACCGCCTTGCGACGATAGACTCTCTCAGTTGTTCTGGAATCTGCATGTGCTAACAGCTCGGTAGCATGCTGCAAACTTTCTGCGTCACTGGCCACTTTAGCACGCAGATCGTGCTCGGTAAAATGCTCGGTCACTTTCGTTTCAGCAATTACCCTGGCAAAGAATCGTTGCCACATGCTCTTCCATCCGGGCGGGTTTCCTGTCTCTTCATTGATATAGCCTTCACCTTTGCGCGTGCAAAATAAGAACGGCGATATATGTACCGGTCTGGCCGCCATTGCCTGGTCTTTTGCTGCAATCAATGCAGGCGTCCACTGGTAGATCGTACGCTTGCCCGAACTGTTCGCGGTCTTATGGCGGGTGACGTGAATGCCGTCCTCTTTGAAATGGCGTGCGGGTTCTAGGCGCAGCAAGTCGCCACGTGCCATACCAGTGAGCAACTTCAATTTGATATATGCTTGGATTACTGCAACGCCGCCCTTGGGTTGCTTGGCTGGTAGTGCCAGGCATTCGATGATCTCCCAGTCCTCGATGTATCGATCGCGGGGCTTCTCGCCTTCAAGTCGCACTTCGCCTTTGAATGGGTGCTTGTCGATGATGCCCCACTCCACGGCTTTGGTGTAGGCATGCGATAGCACTTCGATCTCTCGATGCGCTGCGATCTTAAACTCGCGCTTGTCTACATATTTATAAACTAGCTGCGGGGCGAATGGTAGCAAGGGCATATCGCCGAACACTGAGCGCAGTGTCTTGATCTGAATGATATTACCTTGCTGGGTAGCAGCTGCCTTTTTAGGTACCACTTCAATGGAGTAACGATCGAGCAAGTCGCCGATC